AGTATCCATTGGTTTGTCTGACCAGTGGACTTAAAAGTATTCGTTTTGAACAAGGAATGTCTTGGCTTGACGCAGATGCTATCAAACGTCTCCGTGAAGTCTACAACAAGGAACATCCGCATGAATCACCGATTCAGGAAGGGGGCACTGAAATGGAATGGTCCGAACTCCAAGACCGCCTACGAGCCAAGTGCAAATCAGGTCGTGCCGAGTGTATCGTTGCCGCGCTCCTGCGTCGACCGAAGGCGCCGAAAGAATGGGCGGTCAATCGATGGGAGTGGCTCTCGTCTGACGACATCGATGCCATCGAGAAGAACTTTGCGAAGGTGTTCAATGACTATTTCTATGTAGGCGCAGTGCCTATCGACTTTGACCTGAAGTCCGAGACGGGCAAGTGCCTGGTCTCCGCGCTCTGCAAGATGAAGCTCGAGGAGCTCTACAAGAAGGGAAAGCACCGCATCGGCATTGTCATCAACACGGATCCCCACGACGGACCGGGTGAGCACTGGGTCTGCGTGTTCTGCGACATTCGCCCCGAGCTGGAGTATCCACGCATGACCTATTTTGATTCGTACGCACAGGAACCTGAGAAGGAGATTGTCGAACTGATGGAACGCTGGAAGGAGCAGTGGGACACGACGAAGATTCACGGCAAGGAAATGGAGCTCACCTACAACAAGACACGGCACCAGTACCGGGACTCTGAGTGTGGTATCTATTGCATCTACTTTCACTACGCGTGTCTGATGGAGATTCCGATGGGTGAACGCATTCCCGACGAGGTCATCAACTCGTTCCGCACCATGCTGTTTCGGATTCCGAAAATATCGTAAGCACAGAAGACAATGGAGCAGTGGATACTTGTCGTGCTCATGTTGCTCTTCCTTTTGTACCTGGTTTCGGAGGAGCTGGGACTTGTGCCGCCCGAGATCGCGCCTCCCCGGATGAAACGTCTCTGCGATTACACGATTGCGGGTTCTGTCTTCGAGGACATTCCGAAGGCTCTGAAGCAGGGAAAGCGCCTGCTGGAGCTCCATGTCTTCTCGGACGAGCGCGATGAACCGGTTGTCGCGACCAAGCCGTTCAATGATGGATCGGACACCGTCGACGAGAACATCTCGTTCGAACAGGCGATGGTGGACATCGTGAACGATGCGTTCCCATCGGATGATCCGTTCGTTCTCAGCATCGTGCCCCACACGGAAAAGAGCTTCACGCTGAACCGCGTTGCGTATCATATCTCCACGACGGTCCGCAAGCACCTGGTCGATCTCAAGGAGGAGATTGTCAAGGCACCTCTGGATGCTCTTGCAAACAAGATCGTGATCGTCTCGGGCAATGTCGCAGGAACAGAACTCGAGAAGTATGTCAATCTGTCGTGGAACGGATCGTTCCTTCGCCGTCTGACTCACCAGCAGGCAATTCACCCCCGCGAGCCGAATGAGCTGTCTGCCTTTAACCGCGATCGAATCACGTTGGTTGCTCCCGAGATGGTGTTCAAGAAATTCAAAGCGAACCCCGACACCCCCTTTGCGTACGGATGCCAGTGGAATCTCTTCGCGGATGGTCCTCCTGGGGTCGTTCAAAAAGCCTTTCTCGCGCGTTAAACAAAATGGCTGACTCTGCTCCTTCTACAGACGGTCAGATGGGTGGTCGCAAGAAGTGGATGGCGCTGGTGATGGCGGAGAAGAAGGCGCACCCCGAGTGGTCCCTGGGTCAGGCGATGAAGTCTGCGAAGAAGAAGTACCGCAAGACGGGCAAGAAGACGCGCCGCGGTGGCAACATGTACGGCATGAAGGGTGGTGCGGGTACTATCACGCCTCTCCCGCTCGCCGGTGGTCGCCGCCGGTCTCGGTCCCGGAAGCACTAAACTTTGATCGAAACTTCCCACCCAAACCCCACTCACTCATTCCATAAATACTACAGAAGCCCACTGCCGACAACTCGGCGGGTCTTCTTGTTGTCCCGGTTCTTCGTATAGCCCCCAGACATAGTCTTTCGGCAGGTCTTGCCTTTGTACGTCTTCTTGATGCATCCTGCCTTGTAGTACGCGAGGTGATGGACATAGCCCTTAAACGACCGAAGCTTGGTTTTGGTCTCCTTTGCGAGAGCTTGCATCAGCCCGTACATCCACCGCAGGTAGCCCATGCGCGAACCGAGTTCAACTTCATTCTTGTCGAGATACGACTTGAAGATCTTGCGTAGATTTCCGAAGGGATACGCATCCGCAAGATGGTGGATGAACTCGCGCTGCGTCGACATGTCATGAGGCTCGGGAGCCTCGGGGTAATTGTACGCGATCGCCATGAGGAAGTCGCGTCCGGGTATCTTGGTCGGTTTCATCTCCATGTAGCGCGACTTGATCTCCTCGAAATCGGGATCCGGTCCGGGGTCGATGACTTTCGGATCATCCTTTGCCTGTGTCCGCAGCTTGCCATTGACCATGTTGTGGATCTCGTAGAGCCACTTGCCAGGATCGCCGCGCAAGGGGTGCTTCTTGACAAACTCGGTGGTCGATGCCCGGCAGAACTTGCAAGGCAGAACATCCTTCATGTCGTTCAGGACATCATCGGGATGCTCCGAACGAAATGCAATGAGGTGGAAAAGTTGCCACCCAGGCGGGCCCCAGAAGCGGGTATCCATTGTTCTACGCGGAGACTGAAATAAAGTGTCTATGAAACTACAAACAAATGCTCGACACCAAGGACATCATCATCCTGACGGCGGCGTTCTACCTGGGCTCGGTTGTTTCGAAGTTCTTCACGGCGCTGTCTGACGGCATCATCACGCCGCTCCTCGCGCCGGCGGCGTCTGCGGGCAAGGGTGTCACGGACTACCAGGTGTCGGTTGGCGGCGTCACCCTGAAGATCGGTGAGGTCCTCACGGCGCTGGTTCAGCTCCTCATCTCCTTCTTCCTGGTGGTTGTCTCAATTGGCTTCCTCCGCACGTATTTCCTCTCCAAGATCGGCGCTTCTCGCCCGACGATGTAAAAAACTTGATACAGAGTAAGAATGGTCTGGTACAATCCGTTCAGTTGGTTCGGAAACGACGCGAATGCCGCCCCTCAGCCTCCGACTCCCGCACCCACTCCTCTAGCGGGTGACATGCCTACGACTCCGGCGGCGCCTGCTCCTACCTATGGTGGACGGCACCGCAAGGGACGGAAGCATCGCAAGACGTATCGTGGCGGCAAGAAGCACCGGTCCAAGACCGGGCGCCGTAAGCACTAAGCTGTTCCAAATCGGAAGCTCGTCCAACCATTGCGCGGATACTTTCCGTGGGCAACCTCGATACGCTTTTTGAGATCCTGTGGGTTTCCTGCGTGAATCTCGTTCACACGCTTCCACTCCTTGAATGTTTCGTTGAGCTTCGTCGTGGTAGTCGGATCCGGGGGACCATCTCCGGACGGCTCGCCACTTCCCGCCGGATCGGACAACGGGTGGATGTACTCGCGCATGAATCGCGCGATGACATCTGACTCCTCCTTGTACTCGTTCGTGAACACCTCGACCTCTGGCGGCGGAGAGAGCTTGCGCAGACCACCGCCCGACTTGTAGAGGTGGACGAGATACGCCATGAAGCATGTTGCCCACTCAATCGATACCACCTTCTGCATAATGCTCTCATCGATCGGGAGCTCATGTGGAAGCTTCGGGTCATGAACGAACTTGCTAGGGAAGTCCACGACTTTGATTCGGCGCCAGGTTCCGCCATCAACCGTCTTGACTGGCGGCTTCTCGTTGCAGCTCAGGAAGAACTTTGCCATCACGTCAAACTCCACCATCTGCTTGGAACCCGCGTACAGATCACGACACGACACCTTCTCCGAACCGGTGATCTCCTTGAGGAATCCCGTAGACAGCGGCTCGCCCTCGTCCGGCTCGGACATCGTCACGAACCGACGACCCTTCATCCGCACCATCTCCGGCGCGGCAGCCCCCGCCTTCCCGCGCTTCTGCGTGAACATCGCAATGTTCGCCTTGTAGCAGTACTCACCCATCGCCGTACCCATCAGATTCATGAGCATCGACTTGCCGTTCGAACCCGAGCCCGTCATGATATGGAACCGCTGTACGTACTCGCCCGACAGACACAACGATAGGCTCTTCATGAAGTAGGTTCGGACCACCTCGTTGGGGAGTATGCTGTTCAGAAACTTGTTCAGCTCCGCCCAACACGGGTGCGAATTGTAGATCGCGTTTTCGTTGTACTCCACGTTGGTACAGAAGCTAATGTAGTCTTCCTGCTTACCTGGGCGGAACCACGGGCGGATGTAGTTGCCGTTCACGTCAGTCTCCTCGCTGCCCAGCGTATCGAACACGCCGTTCGTGAAGGCGATGAGGTGCTTGTTCTCGTCTAGCTTCTGGAGGAACTTGGTGTCGCGGAACAGGATCTTGCACTCCCGCATGACGTTCTCCTTGAAGCTCGTAGTCTTGAGGCGCAGGCGAACCGCAGAGTACTGCTTCCGAGCCTTCTCAGCCTTACAGCTCGGACATCCGGGATCATTCTCTTTGTGAGAGCAGGCATCCATCTCCCCAATTTCCTTCAGCTTATCCATCTCCTTCTTGTGGAACGCCTTTGCTACGCGCTGCGAGAGCTCGGCAAGGAGATCAACACCATTCTCGCTGTTCTTCCAGATGTGATTGTCCCACATATACCAGTCGTTGTTCCGAACTGATGCACAGATGAACTTCTCCCGATACATGGCGTGAACCACATGCGCCACATCATTCTCCGTCGCAGTCTGCGCGGCTTCGTCGATGAGAGTGTCAATGTTGGACTCTTCAATCTTCTTGTATCCGTCGTAGTTGTCCGTCATCGACCAGAACCGCAGGCTTCCCTCTCCCAGACGCTCGCCGTCCACGCGCTCGTTAAACCCGTTCCATTTGGTTTGCATCTTCGACTCGTCTCGGCGCCCCTCATCATCTGACTTTGCCATAAAGTCAAGCCAGACGTCCTCGAGATCGTAGGGATGAATGTTCTTCAGACACTGACCTACCTTGACATACTCGTCGTGTGGTCCACTGTGTCGGAACTCGGCAAGATTCATGACGTGTGCCCGAATGTAATCCTTGCGGGTCTTCGCCAGAGGTTCGATATACCGACCAGGAGAGTCGCCCCGAGAACCCGGCATTCCACGAGTATCTGCGCGACCGCGAGAGACTGCGCGATTCGATGCTTCCGCAGGAGCCCGAGTGTTTGCCCTTCCATAATCAGTGAGAGGAGCCTCGTCGGACAGTTCTGACCGAACCGAGAACTGCTTGAGAAGATCAGGAGTAATGGTAGTCGGGACTTCGGTGTCTACACTAATCTCTCCGGAGCTCGATTCCCAGTCGAGGATGTACTGAATCTGATATGGCAACGCGCCCTCGTTTGGCTTTTTGGAACCGAGTAGAGGCCAGTTCCCAGAGTGAGCAGATGGAGACTTGTCGTAGATATCATCCCACGACTTCGTACATCCGAGATCCGGGAAGAATTCTTCCATTCGCCGCAGAAGAGACCGACGGATGCTCTGTTCGATACCAGCTCGGACCTTGATGCGTGGAATCTGGATGTGAACACCTGAGCTGGAGATCTTGTGTCCTGGATCATACGTCGGATACTCCTTCTCGAGGACGTAGATTTCCTCCGTATCCTGAACATCAACGTACTTCTTGACCTCCGCCATATACGCCTTTACGAATGCGATTACCTGCTTCTGGGTGTGCTTGTGCTCCTCTACGCGGCTGTCATACTTGAAGTCAAGATCAACGCGCAGGAAGCTAATAGGGGTTGAGCGCTCAGTGAGATACTGTGGCACGCAATTGCGGAGCTCCGCACAGTACAGCCGATAGAACTCGTCCATGTCCTTCGGCTCTACGTACCATTTGGTCTTGTTGTCGAACGACCAGAGATTGAATGGCTTTTCCTTCTCGGTGACCTGACGCCCGCCCCTTTCGGCGTCGGTCTTACCGTTTATGTTACCATTCAAGAAGAGCTCAAGTTTGGACGGCATGATACTACCTCCGACAAGAAGTTGGCCAACGATCCGTTTTGAACGAACAATTCCACTTTCGCAAAACGAAAGAATAGATCCTATCTCAAAGAAAGTAAGATGAAGTT